GATGCAATTTGCAAAGATATGAAGCTCTGCAAATTGCATCATCAAGTTCGGTTTTTAAGTCGTGCCACTTCAAATCAAGGAACTTACCGACTTTGATAGAGGTTTTATCATTCCGCAGCTTTAAGAAGCCAAATGGGCGCTTTCGGTTGTCTTTATAAAAAATGGCTTCATTTTCATTAAAGTGAAGTTGCTCCAGTCCATGTATTTTTGACAGTGCTTTAGTGATGCAGATATTTAGCTCATTTGGGCCATAAAGGTTGTGCAATGTATCTATGAACACTAGAACATGAATATGCAGGTACGGTACTGGATTGGATGGTTTTAAGTATTTTGATTCAATACTAAAAACTATGTGCATAGGCGGTATAGGCTTCTGGCTTTTTCCATCCAAAGCGCGAACCTTGTTATATGCCTTGATCTGGCTTGCAAATTTCTCTTTCAAACTTTGGGTGAATCTCCTTGAGTTAAATAAAAGCTCATCTTCAATTTCTAAGGCAAAGTGCATCATTCTAGGCGTTTTCATATTGTTGCTGCACCATGAAGCGATATGGATAACCTGCTCCAGATTTCTACGGTCAAAATCTTTTCTTAGTGTTAGGAAGTCCTTAAAAAATTCACGCTCTTTTCTAACGACATTTCTGCGAATTGAATCGCAACCAGCCTTTTTAGACAAATCAGCCATAAATCCCTCCGAACTACCCTAAATAAAAATTCGCAAGGCACTTGAAAGAACCCAACTAGAGTATTGAATAAAGATAAGATTAGAACATTATGTATTACAGATAATTAAGCGGTGATTTTTCTACAGTTCAAAATTGACCCGATCCACTATCTACCTATGATTGGGCTACTTTTTAAAAATAGAAAATCATCTGCCAAGTCGTTACTACTGTTTTTTAGGCATTAAATCCCAATCGTTTTAAATCATCTGCCCACTTCTGTTGGTTTCTCGGATCAACAAGCAAATCAGTCAATCTTCTTTCTAAATCCTCTCGGCTCTCCCCAACTTCACCAACACGGCCACCAAACTGATCGTCATAGGCCAACTTCTTCGCAAATAACAAAACCTGTTTTGGTGTCATACCTGCAAACATATCAATCGTGTTTTGATCTCTAGTAGGTTTCTTTTCTTTGGGTGGCTGATTCTTTAATTTAAATTTGAACTCGAAGCCTGTGATTGTACGACCAGACTTGTGCTGCAAGTATTCCGCCTTAATGTCTGTGAACTCATTAATCTGTTTGATGGCTGGTTCCAGCACTCGGCTTTTGAATTGGTGCATCAATTTATATTCACTTTCCTCTATCCCTAACTTAAAACGAAAGTCATCAATCTTTAGCACTGGTGTTTTCCCAACATCACGCCATTGAACTAAGAGTTCATATAAGCGGATGCCGTACTTGCTTGTAATCTGCGCGACTTGTTTAATTTGGTAGCTTGTAAAGTATTTTTCTAATCGAGTTATTAGCGGTACAACATCGGGCGCAAATGTAATTTCTAAAATTGCCAATTCATCAACATATTTAATTCTGCTCACCCAGCGCGACCGAACTATTCCTGTTTTTCCAGTGTTTTTATGTTCTTCTTTAAATGAGAATTGACGCTCAAATAAATTATTAGCAGCTTCTTTTAGTGCTTTATATGCTGCGTGTTTATCAACATCATAAGCACACATATAGTCACCTGCATGTATTTCTAGCTTACTTTCGGCCGTAATCCCATTGCCTGTATTTCTTGCCTGAGTAATAGCAAGAAGAATTAAACGCTGTTCTGTAACCTCAAGATTGTATGAAGCATTTATTAAAGCATTATCTTTCACAACAAGTTCATTTTTCATATTGCACCCCAGATAAAAACACTTCGTTATATAATGTGTTTAAGAATACATTATTAAAACATGTGTTTCAAGGGTGACTAATTGTGTGCTTATGGGTGACTAATTGTGTGCTTATGGGTGACTAATTGTGTGCTTATGGGTGACTAATTGTGTGCTTATCCCCTCTGTATGCCTTGCCCTGTGCATGTTTCAGAATGTCTAAAAGCATTTAAAAGCATTAAAAGATTAATAAAAGCCTTTTTTCTTTTTTTAAATTTAATTTCTTATTTGTTTTTCACGATAGCAAATGACTTTTCTGAACTCTAAATGATGGGTGACTAATTGTGTGCTTATGAACATCACCCACCTGGCTAAACTCTAATTTAGTCATCAATGAGAGTTCTAATCATGCGACTAAATAATCCATGTTTTTTAGGTGCAGCTCTTTCATCTGATTTCTGTGCATTCTGATCTGTTCGGCCTATGTCATTACACTCTGATTCTTGCACTGTCTGGACTGCATCGTTTTCCTGTATCGAACTTTGTTCGGTCTGTTCAACTGGTGAATCGGTAGGGGAGGGCTTTTTCATTCCAATGAGTAGCTTGTAATCATCAAAATCCTTTCTGATATTCGCTATTTCAGCCTTATAAAATTGTTCTCGTTCCTGGGCTTGTTTTAATTGTTCTTTGAGTATTTCCACTACAGTTTCGGACTGCTCCATTTTTATTGTGTCGGACTTGTTCGGTGCATGTTTCTTTTGTTTGGCATTCCCAAATACCCGAACTAGGTCTGTAGGGTCGATCCGCTTAACTCCATCAGCATCAATCTGGGCGGTGATGGTTCCTTTCTCCAATGCTCTATATATTCTGGATCGAGTGATATTGAATTGTTTTGATGCTTCCACGATGCTTAAAAGTGACATGATTATTCTTAAAATTAGCTCTGTTGGTTCGCAGAATAACCGATAAAATCAACTTAAAAAATAGGGTTGTTTTTTAATCACTTAACATAATGATTATTATACGAAACGAAAAAAGCTGGTTATTCCCAGCCTATTCCTGGCTCCCTTAACTCAAAAGTTAAGTGTTGCCTGTTGGTCTTGTTATCACGTATCACACCATCAATTCCGAACAACTCAGGTCCATCACTCAGGCCATAAATCCGAACTCGCATAGTTGAATCAATGCCATCAACAAAATGAGTAATTAATCTGGCTTTAAAATTGACCCTTTCTGCTTGTGCCGAAATTGTTTCCTGACTGCTTAACGGCCTAAAGTCACCGTACAATCTGGTGAACTCTGTCCAGGCTTCGGTTTCATAGTTGTATTCATCATAAATAATTGAGAGTTTCTCAATAATGCAAAGTTTATCCATTGCTCCAATATTCATTAATGCACCTGCTTTGTAATGTATGGGCCTAAAAGCAAATCAAATGCACGGTTATTATTTAGGGCCTGATCCGCTTGCATGGTTCTGTTTTGGTACAAGTCTGCACCTAGTAGGAGAATAGCCGACTTAATCGGGGCTGGTGCTTCTGTGGTCTTGATCCAGTCATCACCCAGAAAGTTTTTGATATGCTGCTCTGCACTGTCCAGATAAATTTGAATGGTTGCATCATCAAAATCATGCAAAATTCTAAGGTGCTGCTTCATTTCTTCCAAAGTCACTAATTTCATTAAAATATAACCTCGCAATCGTTTACGTCTAAATCTACATTCGCCATTGCTCGGCCTAACGCCATGCAAAGGGCTACAATCCCATCTATCTTTTCAGAACTCTTTTTCTTACTTGGCTTGACGTTACCTGCTGCATCCTGTTCGACAACGGTATTGGCACACATCCAGTTTAAAACTGGGTTATTCGGGTGCTGTAGGTCGCCATTAATTAGCATCGTTTCAAGCTGCTTCGCTGGTGCAGACATGCTTCCATATCCCTGACCAAATCCGACTACTTCAAAACCATCTGCTTCAAGGTCTGTCATTAATTGGCTGGCGTTCCATCTATCAATTGCAATCTCTTTAATCTGGTAGATTTCCCCCAGCTCATGGGTTTTTAACCGGATGGCTTGCTGATCCACTGCTTTTGAATCTGTTGCTATCAAATGGCCCTGCTCCACCCATTGCGGATATGGAACTTTGTCTTTTCTGGATCGCTCCCATATCTGCACTTGAGGTACAAAAAAGAAAGGTAGTGTGTAGGTCTTGCCTGCAATGTTTGGAAAAATCAAAACAAGGGCTGTAATATCCTGAACGCTTGAAAGGTCTAAACCTGCATAGCATGGCTGACCTGCAAGGTCTGGGTAGTTAAGATTCTTGCAATCATCCCAAATAGTTGAACTTAACCAACGGCTGTCTGATTCTGTCCATTGGTTCAAGTACAGTCTACGAAATACGTTTTCATAAGCTGGCACCTGCTGGGCCTTTAAACATTCCTGTTCATAAAAACTTAGGTCTACAGTGTGGCCCATACTTGGACAAGCTGCCTGCCATGTTGCAGGGTCTTTCCAGTCGGCATCGTCTGGCGCTGCATAAATGCACGGTAGGAAAGTCGGGTCATCAATAATTCCATCCTGCACCTTTAACGCATAATCCCAGATTTCATAACAGATAGAATTTTTGTTAAATCCGGCTGTGCTGGTGTAGAGAATCAAACTATTGTTTCGAGCCAATGTTCCTGTGGTAAATACGTCTACAAGCTCCCGATCATCAATACAATGAAGTTCATCAATACCGCAGTAATGCACGTTTAAACCGTGTTTTGTGCTGGCTGAACTCGATAACACACGGTAAACGCTGCCAGTATTCGGGACCACAATTGACCGCTTATAAATCTCTGATCTGCTATCAAGCTCATGTTCATTCTCAGTCATGGCCTTTGCAGCATTAAAGCAAAGTGCTGCCTGATCCGTATCTGCTGCCACATTAAAACACTGTGCTGCTGGTTCATCTTCACAATGTAAACAATACAGTGCTATGGCTGCTGCCAGCTCGGTTTTCCCCTGCTTCCGGCTGATAAATAAAGCACTCTGGCGGTATCGTCTTTTGTGGTTGTCCTTTCTACGCCAGCCGAATAATTCCCGAAGGTATTTGGTTTGCCAGTCCAGAAGTTCGAAGGGCTTTCCACGCCATTGACCTGTAGAGTGAGTAAGGCACTCGGCAAAGAATCCAATAACCTTGTCGGCTTCATCTTCATCAAAATAATAGTTAGCTAAAGAATCTGGACTTGTCATTTTTCTTTCCTTTTTCTGGTGCCACGATTCCGCCCTTACTTGATGGGGTGAATCCGAACTCTTTGGCCATCAATCGAAGTGAGTTAAAAATACGCATGTCTGGAACTTCGCCACTTCTTCGGCTGTCAATGTATGCGCCCAATAAATCGCAGTAGGTCGCCAGTGGTTCAACGGTTGCAACATTCAGCAAATTATTAAGGGCCATCTGTGGGGCTAGTTTGTTCCACTGGTGCAGGCCCTCACCTTGTAGCCAATCTGGGGCAATGGTTTCGGCTGGTAAAAATTCAGGTTCGGCTTCATTCAAAGGGCGTTTACCTGGATTGCCTGCAAGCTCTTTTAATGCCGTTGGTTTTCTTGGATTCGCCATTTTTCAAAATCCCTCAACTGCGGTCATAAAAATGTGACTGGATGGGCGGTGCTTCATCGAAAAGTTTTTCGTGATTTTTTCGACCTGCTCGCAGCTCCGCCAGTCGTTTATTAGCCTGGGCGTATTTGTTGTCTTTCCACTTTGGCAAGTCATACCATGCTGTGTGCTTCTCTTTGTTCCAGTGGTGGTTCGGGTCAAGTGGTCTGCCTTGTAAGTCACACCCCCAGTTCACTTCTTTCCCCATATCCTGTGCTGTCTTGAGTGAGTGGCACTCATGGCATAACAGCATCAGGTTATCCAGGTCATTGTCATCACCATCATTGTTGATATGGTCAACGTCTGTACCTGGTACTGTTAGGCCACGCTTAACACATATCTGACATAGTCCACTATCACGAGCAATAACGGCCTGTCTGATCTTCTGCCATAGTCTGCTATTCAATGGGATAGCTCGCTGCTTTGGTTTATACAGTGTGTGATTCTTCATTGTCCTGATCCGCCTTAATGCCTACTGGTAGATTCTCCAGCTCTCGGACTTCATCAATGGTCATCCACTGGTTAGATAGTGCCGATTGATAGAATGCTGCTCGATTGGTGTTATCCCCTCGCAGTAGTCCATCCAGGTTGTGTTCGCAATAATAAATATCTGTCAGGCATGTGTTATTAATTGCCTGTTCCCACATCAGCAAATGACGCTTCAATGTGAGCGTTACGAATTGCCGGGCCAGCTCCACACTGTTTGAATAGTTAGCATTG